TGCATTGCTTGGCGGAATGTTTGCGGCATGGAGCGTAGGCAAAATTGTTGCTATAATTAGTGCGTTAAACACCTTAAGAAAAAGCATAGTGGGTGTCTCAACAGCAACAGCAATTCTTCAAGGTGTAACTGGTGTAGGTTTAGTTAAAGTAATCGCGGGTGTTGCGGCGGCGGCAGGTGTAGTTGCTACCATTGAAAGCATGACTGACGATGCTTCAGATAATATAGAAAAGTTACAGACGGATATAGAAAAATTATCTAAATCCACTGATGGAATTCCACAAGGACCGCTAACAGCGCCTGATGCTCCTGCAGGACCTAACTATACTAAGATGTTAGAGGACCTAAAGACAAAACAAGATGCTGTAACAAAAAGTTCAATTGATTATTTTAAAACATATCAACAAGGTGTTGAAGATTTACAATTAACAATCAACCAAGAAACAGAATTATTAAAATTAACTGAAGACAAAGCAAACATACAACGCGAATTAAATTCATTTGAAAAACGCTACTATGATACAATTCGTCCACTGCAACAACAGTTAACAGAATTAAAACAAAAAGATACTGATAAAGCAAAAGTCCAAGCAGAAGAAATTGAAAAACAAATTGGACTTGTTACAAAATTATATAACGAATCAGTAAGTGGATTAGAAGCACAATTAAAATTACGTGAAAAAATTAGAAAAGAACAAGAACAAGAATTAGCACTTATTGATGTTATTAATAGTAGACGTGACTTTTTTGCTGATATGGATGAAAAGATCCGTGATGCTAACACACAACTTGAAAAATTAAATCTAAGTAAGTTTGAAGGTGAAGTCTTAGACATTAAAGAACAGATTGGCGACGAGTTAGTTGAAGCAATTAGAAAAGTTAAAGAAAAGTGGGAAGATGGATTAATCACTACAGATGCTTATATTGCTGAAATTAAAACACTTGAAGATAATGCTACTAAAACATTTGAAAAACTTAAAGATATTGCTGAACAACAACGTGAAACACAACGTTCATTTGCATATGGTTGGAAAAATGCATTTGATGAATATCTTGATAATGCTACCAATGCCGCTAAACAAGCAGAAAAAATATTCAATAAAGCAACAAGTTCAATGGAAGACGCTCTTGTTAATTTTGCTAAGACAGGTAAATTCCAATTTAGAGATTTAGTTGCAGACATACTTGAAACAATATTAAGAAGTCAAATTCAACAGTTGATTGGAAACATTTTTAGTCTTGGTGGAAGTAGTGGCGGTGGAAGCACTCTTGGTAAAATATTCAGCGGCTTTTTTGCAAACGGCGGAATGATTCCTGCAGGAACTTTTGGCGTAACAGGGGAACGCGGACCTGAGTTGGTGGCGGGTCCAGCGACAGTTACTCCACTTTCAGGCTTAGGCGGAAGCAATGTAACATATAATATTAATGCTGTTGATGCTTCAAGTTTCAAACAGATGGTTGCAAGAGATCCACAGTTTATTCATGCAGTAGCAACACAAGGAGCACGTTCAGTGCCAGGGAGAAGATAAATGTCATTTCAATGGATTATAAACAACGCGACTTCAATGGAAATTAACAGGATGCCTATTGTTGCTTCAACAACTGCAAGAGATAACACAGTTAGACAAGTAAGTAGAGGTGGCAATGTTTGGACTTTTACTGTTAGACTTCCAGATGGTCCACGATGGACAGACTATAGACAAAATGTTTCATTAGCAGAAGCAGACAGATTAGAAACTAACACAATTAATTTTGCTAACTCAGGACTAAGTTGGATGTTTGATTATCAAGGTAGTCATACAAGCACAAGTGGAAATATTTCTGTAACAGTTCCAAGTTCAGGCAACACAGTTACAATTACAAGTGCCCCAACATTAACAAGCGGCTATCATTTTAGAGCAGGCGACATTATCCAATTAGGTAGTGTAGGTAAATGTTATAGTGTAGCGGCAGATGTTGCATTTAATGAAACAGTTATTACACTAAACCGTCCACTGCTTAATGAGTCGTCAGGCACACAAACACTAAGGGTAGGTGATGCTTGTGAATGGACAGTTCAATGTGCATCATTTCCACAGATGTCATTTATTGCAAGAGATCAAATTGGTTGGAGCGGTCCTTTTGTATTCGTGGAGTATTTTTCATAATGCCTATTAATTTAAGTACATACAACAACATTGAAACAGCATTGCTGGTTAGGATTGATGTTCAGAATTACAGAACAAATCCAGGAACAGCATCAAGCCAAGTCTTAAAGTTTAGTGACTACTATGTTGATATTACTTACACAGGCGATACCTACAGTGGTTTAGGTAAGTTGGTTAACGTAAGTGCATCAACAAATGAATTACGCAGTAGTGGTGATAGTATTACTGTAACACTAAGTGGAATACCCACTTCAAGCATTCAAGAAATTATTTACAGTGATATTAAAGATTGCGATATTAAAATATATCGTGCTATTGTAGATAAAACATCAGGCGAAATACTTCCTATATCAGGCAATCCAACAGGAAGATTTTTTGGAAGAATTAACAATTACAGTTTAGAAGAAGAATACGACGCTGTATCAAGAACAAGCACAAACACAATTAGTTTGATTTGTTCAAGTTACATTGAATTAATGCAAAACAAATTGTCAGGCAGAAGAACCAATCCGTTGGATCATAAGAGATTATATCCAACAGACATTAGTATGGATAGGGTGCCTAACTTGAGTGGTGCAAATATCAACTTTGGAGCGTAAGAATGAGTTTTATAGATAATATTGTAGGCTTTGGCAAGAAAGCATTAGGTTTCTTAGGTGGTGACGGATTAGGTAGCACCTTAGCCAGAACTGCAATTACAGCCTACGCATTAAACAGGGTTGTTAGTTCAATCAACAGAAAAAACAATCAACAGTCACCAGATCCAGGTGTTAGAATTCAACTTCCGCCAAACACAGAAGCAAAAGTTCCAGTAGTATATGGTAGAGCAAGTCTTGGTGGGATAATCACAGACGCACAATTGGCAAATGACAATAAAACACTTTGGTTATGTATGACACTATCAGAAAAAACAGGTGTTAAACTAAGTGATGGAATACAGAGTTCTTTCACGTTCAAACGTGTCTTTAGAGATGGATTATTAGTAAACTTTCAATCAGACGGCACCACAGTAAGCAAACTTACTGACACAGAAGGTGGCGAAATGACAAGTGTTAATGGATTGATGAGTGTGTATTGCTTTAATGGTAATAGCCAGTCACCAGTTCCGTTAGATGGTTTTGTAAACAATGGTTTGCAAGCCGCATACAGTTTATTTCCTGATTGGGGAAGTCAGCATCAAATGAATGATTTAATTTTTGCTATTGTTAAAATTCAATATTCACCAGAAAATGATGTTAGAGGCATTGGCGAATGGAAATTTGAATTAGAAAATAGTATGACACTACCTGGCGATTGTTTAAATGATTATATGCAATCTAATAGATACGGTGCAGGTATTAGTTCTACGGAGATTTGGACATAATGCAAAATTTATCAGAACTAAATGGTTACAGCACAATTCCTGTAACGTTTAATGACAATAGAACACCTGGTGTAACATTTGATAGAGCCGCACCACAAAATCAAAACATTAACGTGTTTGAAGGAACAAGTCATTTGGTGCCTATTGGTATTAATATCACAGAAGTAATTCAATATGATACTGCCAATGTTAAACTAAAGATAGATGTAAGCAACCTCTCTGGCACAACTGTAACTTGGGCAACTGTACCTGTTGATAGCACAGTGGTTGAAGTAAGCAGTGGTGTTTATCAAATTGATGGAATCAATAGTGAAGGCATTTGGCAAACTGTTAGACAACCAAGTGTTAATTTACCTAATACATACTTTGGAACATTTGTTTATACTGTTACTATTATTGCATTAGGAGTTGAATACAGTTATACTGTTACAACTAATATTACAGAAGTAGAAGCATTAACTAATCCTTTAGAATTCGTTTATACAGGTGGTGCAACAGAAACTATTACCAATACACCAAATGTATATGATCCTGGCACAAGTAATGTAACCTGGACTGTAACAGTTACACCAAACATCACTGCCGCTGTAACTACGTTAAGCAGTAGTGGTAGTGCAACAACTTCTTTTAATAATACAACTAAAGTTTACACTATTACAGGCACAGATACACAAATTAACAGTGATTTAAACACTTTACAGTTAACAAGTGACATTAATAATGATCCTGACTTTATTTTAACCTACTATGCAACCAATGACACAAACGCTGAAACAGCAACTAAATTACAAACACTAAGAAGTGTTAATACTGTTTATTTAGGTGGTGTCAGAGGTGTGTATTACTACGCAGAAGATACATTAACAGCAATGCAAAGCAGTATTGCTCCACTTATCACTGATGATAGCACAGATGGCAGTGGCACTTATACCATGCAAATAAGTGCATTGGAATCAGCCGCTAAGTTTGTAAATGCAACAGCGTCAAGCACAGGCATAAGCAGTTATAGCGGATCTATTAGTTTTAACAGTGGTACTGGCGTATTAACAATTACAGGAACACGCAGTGAAATTAATCATATCTTAGAAAATGGACAGATGTCTTTCCAAGCAGGTGCTGACTATGCTTCTATATATAATGTTCAATACGCAGTAACAACAGCACAAAGCAATACACAGACAAAATACCAACAAGCGGTTGCTAACATTGTTGACGAAGAAGTTAGCAATATGACGTTGGATAGAAGTTTTTTCAGCAATAGAGCAAATGCAATTTTTAGTTCAAACACTCCACAAATTACAGATGCAGGTGCAACGCCAACAACACAATATACAATAATATTTGAAAGTAGCATTGGTGAATTTCTTGTAGAAGGAACATATCCAAGCGGTGCATTAACAACATATAGTTTTACAGGAACACAAAGCCAATGTAACGCTGTATATTCAACACTACGCTTTTACCCAACAGATGATTATAGTGGTGACGGAACAGCAACATACAAACAATACAAAGATGGTACACTTCAAATTAGCCAACAGTTTGGACTGTTAGGTGCTGTAGGTGGACTAATTAGTGAAACAACAGTCTTTAGTGCAAGCCAATACTGGACTCCACCATATGAATATGTTAAGTATGGTGATGTTAGAGTTCTTCTCGTAGGAGGAGGCGGTGGAGGCGCTGGTGGTGGCGGAGGTGGTGGCGGAGCCGTCATTGATACAACTGTTCCACTTTCAGCACAACAATATTATATTCAAGTTGGCACAGGCGGAGTACCAGCAGTATTAGGATATGTGAATTCATATAATTTTAGAGGTGGAACATATGATCCTGTTAATGGTGCTAACGGTAGTGACACGGTTGCATTTGGATTAACTGCTGGCGGTGGTGGTGGTGCAATAACAAAAGTTTCAACAAGAGATGATGCAAATGCATTATTCAAAAACTTAGATCCAACAAGTTCATATTACAACACAACTTCTTGGTATGGCAACAGTTATGTTGTTAGACTTGAAAGCCAAGGTGGTGATAGTGGTAGAACTATTATCAATGGTGTTACAACTGCAGGAAATTCAGGTGGTAGAATTACATCAAGTTGGCAAGGAATTAGTAATGTATTAGCATATCCATATGCGGCTCCAAATAGAAATGATTATTGGTTAGTAGGCCCAGCAGGTGGTGGTGCGAATGCAACAGGTTATAATATTACTACAACTGCTTATCCTAAGGATGAATATAATTCAGATATGTCTAATCATATCACAGTTGGTAGCCA